CGCCTTCCTTGTCGCCCTTGACGTCGACGCGGGCCGTCTCGATCATCTTGCCCATGTCGGTCAGGCGGCGCTTCAGGCCATCGAGGTCGAGCTTGGAGTTGTCCTGGGAGCCGACGACGATCGAGACCTTATTGTCCATCCGGGCTGTCCTCCCTCCTGGCTAGCGCCTCGATCTTCAGCAGCCGCATCAGGCCCGCGTCCTCCGCGTACACCGCGCTGGGCAGGCAGTGGAACCGCTCGCACAGTCCCAGGATGGTTTCGGCCTCGGTCAGCTCAGCGGGCTTGGCGACAGGGTTTCCACCGGGATCAATGCCGCCATATCCGGTTCCGTCTCCGAACTCCCGCCAGGCGGTGACGGCTGCGGCAAAGGGATATCGACCGAGGCAACCTCATCCATCCACGTCATGATCACGCCAACCATGAAGTTGAAATCCTGGTCGGTGACCCCTATCAGGTCGGCCGGGACCGGGTTACCGTCGTCGTCTTCCAGGTTCCACGACACCAGCCGCTCGGCGAAGCCCATGAACAGCTCATCCGCCACGGTCACCTTGGCCGCCACGTCGCCCTCGCCGGTCAGCTGCCCGGACAGCTGGACCAGCTCGAACAGCTTCTTGACCGGCAGGCCCTTGGTGGTGACCTCCAGGCCCGCCAGCTCATGGCCATCCGGCCACTTCAGCACGTAGAGCTTCCGCTTGTAGCCCATGTGAGCCTTTCTATTCGAACAGTTGTTTCATGACCAGAGGGGAACGGTCCCATCAGCCAAAACGCCGGGCGCCGACGCGGTCAGCTCACCGGTCTGCGGGCGGGTGACCTGGTAGTCGGTGTAGAGCACGTTGGGCGCCATCGTCTTGCCGTTCGTCACGATGGTGGTCAGCCGCGCCACGCTGGTGCTCGGCACCGTCTTGAACACGTCATGCTGCGCGTTCGCCGCCGGGTTGAACACCATGTTCAGCGTGATCGAGAAGTCAGCGAGCAGCAGCAGCCGCTCGATCGCGGACTTGTTCACGCCCGTCACGTCCTGCACCCCGCGGGGAGTGGCGAACTGCCAGTTCGTGATGTCGTTGATGATCGCCTGCTGGGAGGCGGAACTGTCGCTCACCGACAATGTTGTTTGCGCCAATCCGGTGACTTTCGCCAATGGATTCAGCCCCTTCCTTGTACCGTCGCGATCTTGTCCTGGTGATTGGCGAACGAGTCGACCCAGTCCGCCGCTTTAAGCTCGCGGCGCTCCCCGCGGGGGTTGCCGCGGAAATCCCCGCCGCGCTCGAAGTACCGCTGCGGGCGGCCGACCAGGACGCGGTGCGCCGACGCGGCGAAGCACGGCTGGCCGGCGGCGAACACCAGCCACGCCTCACCCTGCGCCACGTCGAGGCGCGCGTACTCCCGGCCGCTGGACGTGGCTGCAGCCAGCAGCTGCGGGGGCAGGCCGTCCACGCGGACCTTCCACCCGTTCAGGTAGTTCGGGCAGTCGACCTCTTCGCAGGTGGCGGGACGCCAGTGGGTAGCCAGCGGCTGCGCCATCTGGTACGTCTTCATGTGCTCCGCGCCCAGCAGCGGGGCCACGTGCATCAGGCCGTCCGCGGCCCGGATCAGCTCCCCGGCCACTTAGAACACCACCCCGAGAACGTCCTGCCGCGCCAGCAGGTATGCCGCTGCGGCCAAGAGTCGGTCGGGGTCATCGCCGAAGTGTGCGATGCCGAGATTGCATTCATGGCAGAGCAGGCCGCGCCGCTCGCCGGTCTGATGGTCGTGGTCCACAGGGAAGAACTCGGACCCGCGCCCGGGATCATCGGTGCCGCAAATGGCGCACTTGCCACCCTGTTCCGCTAGCAGCACTTCGTATTCATCCGGCGTGATTCCGTACGTGTTTCTCAGCTTGCCGTTGCGTGAGTAACGGGCACGCGTGGCGCGATACTTCGGGTCGTCACGCAGTCGGTCGTTCTTGTCTCGCTGGTACGTGCGCCGGCAGTCCTTGCAGTTGCCTAGACGGCCGTCCTCCATCCCGGGATGGGCGTAATACTCGGTGAGCGGCTTCATCTGGCCGCACCCGAAGCAGATCTTCGCGCTCACCGAGCCTTCTGGCGTGTACTCGCGCGGCCTGCGCCGGTTATGCCCGCGCGCAAATCTCCGTGCCGCCTCCAGCCCGCACCCGCATTCGCAAGTGTTCATTCCTCACCGCCCTCAGAAGGAAATTCCCGCCGTCAAATTGCGGGCAAAGACCACGGCGAACACGGCGTTCGTGAAGGTGCCGGTCGTGACCACCTTGAGGAACTCGTTGATCGTGGTGACGTTGCTGACCGTGACCCGCTGCGCCCCGGGCGCGACCAGCGCCGCCGACGTCAGCCCCGTGGTCGAGTACGCGCCGCCCGACGTGGTCGCCGACTGGATGTCGATCGTCACCGAGGTGCCGGCGAACGTGATCAGGTGGAAGTACGCCTGCCCGCCGAACGCCGTCGCCGCGCCGTCGTCGAAGAACGCGCCCGTTGTCGCCGTGGCGTCGGTGCGCAGCTCGGTCGTGCCGTTGCCGGTGAGGTTCTTCCCCCACTCCAGCCCGAGCCCGTCTGGCACCGCCGAGACGGCGAACGTCATCGCCCCGGCCTGGTCCCGGGTGGGATCGTAGTTGACCTGCTTGGCGACCATCGACGCGGCCGGGTTACCGATCGCGGTACCCCGGAAGTAGGACGTGATCACGTCAGCGGTCGGCAGCGCCGACAGCTTCGGGTGCGCATTGGTCGGGTTGAAGAACGACACCCAGTCAATGCCGCCGTCGCGCAGGCCGCCGAGCCGCTCATAGGCGGACTTGTTGATGGCGGTCACGTCGATAGGTGCCGGGCCGCCGTGGATGCTGCCCAGCGACGCGGTATCACCGGAAAGGTCGGTGCCGTCGATGAGGAACTGGTCACCCATGCCCGCTTGCTTGGCCACCTAGCTCACCTCCGTCCACATGTCGTTGATCAGGACCGGGAACGTGATCTCCATGACCCGGCTCATCTGCTGGCCGATCGTCACGTACCCGGCCACCGCAGACAGTGGCGTGCCGTGCATCCCGATCAGGTCAATCGCCCGCACCGTCGCGCCCAGCGTGAAATGCCCGGCGTACTCGCCCATCAGCACCGTCACCGCGGACAGGATCGCCGGGTCGATGCTGTCCTGCGGCTCCTGGAGCATCGATGAGCCGATGCGCACCCGCAGCTCCACCCGCCCCGACACCGACGCCAGCCCGGACGACGGGATCGGCCCGATCGATTGCACCCAGATGGCGCACCACAGGCCGTTCCCCGGCGCGTTCTTCGGCTCGTGGGAGGTCACCGTGTCGAACAGGCCGAGCGAGGCGGCATGGGAGGTCACCGTGTCGAACAGGCCCGTCACCGCAGCGGAATCGAAGGCCATCAGGCCACCGCCCTGGTAATATATGGACCATGGATATTCCGCAGGTCAGCCCGCAAGAACTGGAACGCCGCCGCAAGATCGGCGAGGCTAACCGGGGCCGGAAGCGCCCGGACCTGGCAGAGCGCAACAAGACGGAAGCGATGCGATCTTTGCCACGCGCCCATTCCGAGGAAGGCATCCAGCGCATAGCGGACGCCAAGACAACGCACGGCCAGTCTCGCTCGCGCCGAACTGGCCGCAAGGCCAGCCCGACGTACAATATCTGGGCGCAGATGGTGCAGCGCTGCACCAATCCCAAGCACAAGGACTGGCGGCTCTATGGCGGACGCGGTATCACGGTGTGCGACCGCTGGCTGAAGTTTGAGGACTTCCTCGCCGACATGGGCGAGAAGCCGGGCGGGCTGTCCATCGACCGGCGCGACAACGACGGCAATTACGAGCCGGGCAACTGCCGGTGGGCGACAGCCGTGGAACAGGCGAATAACAAGAGGCCGCAAGGCTCAGCCACCCCCTAGCCGGTTAATTAGCTCCGGCATCCGCTTTTCGGCTATCTTCACCGCGTCGTCCTGGAGAAGCTGGGCCGTCTTGGTCCAGAGGCGATAGCCCTTGAACCTCGTGGACTGGTTGCGGCTGGACGACCCCTGAAGCCACGGCCCGTAGACAACCGGGTCACTGATGCGGATGTCGTTGTAGGCCAGGTTCGACGTCTGGATCTCCGACTGATAGTGGCCGGTGCCGCGCCCGGACTTGTTCATGGCGAAGGACCGCAGCCGGTTCACGCCCTCGGCGGCGATGTCCTTCTTCACCTCATCCGACCAGGCATGGACGATCCCCGGGGCCGACCCGTCCGCCAGCGGCCCGAGCGCCCCCACGATCACCTTCACGGCCAGGCTGCCCATCAGGTCGTCCTCTGCCGTACCTTGGCGCGGCCGTGCGCGGACATCGCCCGCGCCCGGATGTCCTTCAGCCCAGCCCCCGACGCCAGCCGCAGGTTGTCACCCTCACCGACCGTCCGCGAGTAACCCGACGTCTCCTGCAGCAGCGTGTTGACCGCCTCGGCCACGTTCAGCTCCGTCACCAGGCCGGGGTACGTGAACCGGGACACCGCGGAGCTGATCAGGTGGGTGGCCGCCGTCGTGCCCAGCGCCCCGCGGATCACCGTCAGGGACCGCGGCGCGAAGATCACCGCGGCGGAGTGAGTGGCCAGCACCGACCCGTCCCACGCCCGCTTCACCGTGAGCACGTTCCCGGCGATGTCGACCACCAGCATCCGCTCGGAGTCGAGCAGCAGCACCTCGCCGGCCGCGTACTTGGTGCCGTCCGTCACCGTCAGCGACACGTCCGAGTTCACCGCGGTGCCCGCGCCCGCGCCCTGCTGCGCCTGGCCGGTGGTGATCATCGCCCGGTCAGTGACCAGCATCCGCTCGGTGCCGCACAGCAGCAGCGCGCCTACTCCGGCCTGCGTGGAATCGGAGACGGCCACCGTCGTGCCGGTGGTGTCGGACAGGGCCGCCGTCAGCGTGCCCGCCGGGGCGGTGACCGCCGAGTAACCCCAGGTGCCGGTGATGGCGATGTCATGCTGCCAGGTGGGCCCGACGGCGAACGCGCCCGGCGCCTTGGAGATGTCCAGCTCCATGCGGGTGAACGGCGGCCCGGAGTTGACCGGCTCGAAGTTGATGCTCGCCAGCGGGATCGCCACGCCGCCCGCCGTGACCGCCGTCGCGGACACCAGGTCGTTCTTGCCGAAGTACAGCTTCCATGGCGATGTCCGCTGGAACCGGTTCGGCCAGTCGAAGCTGCGTACCGCGTCCTGCGGGTAGAACCTCCGCTTCAGCTGGTCCTCGACAGCGCCGGCACCGGAGATGACGGCACGGTCAACCTGCGCGTTGCTGCGCGCGGTTGCCTTGATGTCAAGAGCTGACTTGACATCCTCCCTGGTGCAGTACGTAACGGCCGTGATGGCCATCAGCACCACCGCCCTAGCTCATCCTGATGACGGTGCCTGTTCTGCACGTCCTGCGTGGTCCACCGGCAATTCCCGGGCGAGTAAGGACCGTCGTTGTCGATGCGGTCGATGCTGTAGCCAGGGCCTGGCCGACGGCCCATGTCAGTCAGGAAGTTCGCGAAGATATCCCAGCGCTCGCAAATCGTGATGCCGCGTCCGCCGTAGTACTTATAGGAGGGATGCCGGGGGCGCAGGCAGCGAGCGCGCATGTTCTGCCATGCCAGGTACTCGGGAGTCCGGCTGGTGCGCGTGCTCTCGCCATGCTTCACGGCACTAGGGTTCGCGCCGCACCACACGCAATTGCAGTCGGGCGCGTGGCAGAAACCGCGCGCCTTCGCGGCCGCGCTTATCCGGGCGCGCGTCTCCGCGGAACGCTCTCGCCTCACGTGCTTCTTGCACGTGCAGTCGGGCGCACATGGCGTGCGCTCGTAAACGCCAGTAGGCACCTCGACTCGCTTTCTGTCCTAGGGCTTGCGCCCGGAGCCTGACTGCTTATTCGGTTATGCGGCCAGCCGCTACAGGGCTGGCCGGTGGTCGTCGTCGGGGTAGCGGTAATCGCCCATCGGGCAGAACAGGGCCGAGCTCGCGCTAGGCGGTGACGTCGCCAGCGGCGTCCCGTCGTGCGGGCACGCCTTCGGCGGCTGACTGAACTCCTGCTGCCGGTACTGCCGGTTCGCCTCCGCGATCGACCGCAGCTGCTCCCAGCTCACTGGTTACGCAACTCCTCCGCCAGCGCGCGGAACTCTCTGGCGAGCCAGTCCGCCAAGACCTTGCGCCCGCCGTCGAGCTGGTCAAGTTCCGGCGCTGCGTCAAGCGCCCCTGCCCTGGCCAGCAGCGCTTTCTCCAGCGGGATCAGCGAGGCGTCCAGGATCTTCGGGGCCATGTCACTCGCCTACCTGGAGGGCGACATCAGGGTCGACCACGCCGCCCGTGGCCGGGCCGTCCGGGTGGCCGGCGTCCCACTGGGCCAGGGCCGCCGCGAGGTCCGCCTTCGCCCCGGTCACCGGCAGGCCCCGGTCCCGGGACAGCTCCCGCAGGTCGGTGACGCGGTACGCCATGTAATCCGGTGGTCCCTCCTCTTCGTCACCGCTGATGCTGCCCGGCCCGGCCCCGGCCTCGCCTTCGGCTTCCGCCTCCGGGTCATCCGGCTCCGCCGCTTCCGGCTCCGGCTCGTCCGGGACGGGCGCGCCGGGGCCGACCAGCCGCACGCCGTCCGGCAGGTCACCGGGGACCGGGTCACCCTGCGCCACGTAGTGGGTGGCGCCGCCTTCGGCGCTTGCCTTCGCCACGATTCCTCCCTCGTTGTCGGTGTAGTCCGTGCCGCCGCACTGCGGGCACGCCGGGATCCCGACCGCGTACACCGTGCGGCATTTGGAGCACGCCCACGACGCCACGGCTAGTTCGCCGTCAGCTTCGCGCCAGGTTCGCTGCCGCCCATCAGTTCGCCACCACGGACACCGACGGGTCCAGCGGCGTGTAGTTCAGGTACCACTGCGCCGAGCCGGGGTTCACGCCGACGCTGCCGGTGTAGGTGATGACACCCGGGCCGAGGATGAACGGGGCCGCCAGGGGAACCGGCGAAGCCGCCGTCGCGCCCAGTACCAGAACGAGCGCGGCACCAGTGGTCTGAGTCAGGCCAACGCAGGTCCAGTGCGTCCCGATCTCGCGGACCACGCCGACGACCGTCGAGGCGGCGATCGCATTGGCGATGTTCGCCCCGGCACCTTCTGTCGCGGTGAAGCCGAGCGTGATGGCCGTGGCGTTCGACGCGTCCGACGCGATGGTCAGCTTCGCGTACAGGGCATTGACGATGACCCGGCCGCCCGTGATCGTGAACATCGACGTCAGCGCCTGCGCCACCAGCGACGACGTCCGCGCCACCTGCAAGCCCGTCGTCGCCGCGAGTACCTGCCTGTTGACCGCTGCCGTGGGCATCAGAGCACCGCCGACAGCAGCGACTCAGGCGAGCGGCGCACGTCCAGGCCATTCAGGATGAACACCGCCGTCGCGTTCGCATGGGTGACGTCGAGGTACTTGAACCCGTCCGACATGCTGACGCCGCTGACCTCGAACACCGTCACGCCGCCGTTGATCGTCGGCACCGTAGACGCCGCCGCCTGCGGGACCTTCGTCCACGCCGTCGGGGCCGTCGCGGACGCCTGCGTCCAGTAGGTGGTGATGACCGCCAGCGCCTGCTCAGTGCCGCCCGTCGCCGCGTTGCACTCGTTCAGCGTGGCGTTCGTCGTGTTCGTCGCGCCCACCAGCACGATCGTGACAGTGTCCGCGTCGCGCATGTTGAACCGGTTCTTCGTGGTCGTCGGGCTCACGCCGACGTTGAACCGGAACCCGAGCCCGGAAGTTTGCGCCATTACCTATTCGCCTTGCCTTCCTGCGGTATCTGACCCCCGCGTGGTTGTTATCAGGTACGGGTCGAGGACAACTGCACGAACGCGGACAGCGTGTTTCCGCCGTTCTTCGGCGTGAGGGGACTCTGGAGCCAGGGGCGGCCGTCGACGCGCTCGATGATCTTGTACGCGATCTTGTCCAGGTTGAAGGCGACGTGCGGCGATGCCGAGGCGGTGATCGCCTGCCGGTCGCCGATCAGGTAAAAACTCGGGTCGATGAAGCTGATGTCACCCGTGGTGCCGAGCGCCGGGCACTTCTCGGTGAAGTACACGGGGCGGCCGTAAATGGACGCGGGCGGCGCGCCGATGACGCCGTTGTTCATCCACACCGGGCTTGAGTTCGCGATCGCGCCCTGCACCGCCATCGTGGCCAGCTGCGGGAACGTCCCGATGTCCGCCAGCCAGATCGCGTTCATCAGCGAGGACGGCAGCATCCGCGCGAACATCGCCGCGAGGTCCTCCACGCCGATCGTGTTCGCGCCCAGGTGGCTCGCGCCGGCGGCGATGACCGCGGCCGGGCAGTTGATGAACCCCAGCGGCTCGCCCACGCCGGACCCGGCCATGAACCGGTAGTCCTCCTCGAACGCCAGCGCCTTCGGCAGCGCCTGGTCGATGAACGCCCCGAACGCCGGGGCGTCCGCGGGCAGCTCGCTGGGCACCGTGCAGTAGCCCATCAGCTTCTTGACGTCCAGCTTGACCTGCGCGAACTTCGCTGACGTCTCCGGCGCCTGCGTGGACTCATCGACCCAGTAGGTCTGGATGCCGCCGAACACCGTGCTCGCGTGGGACTGGTCATCGACGGCCGGCAGCGCCAGTGTCTGGCTGCTCATCGGGATCACCGTGGCCCGCGACCGGATCTGGCTGGCCTCCAGCGCCAGCATCAGCAGGTCGGAGCGGAACTCCTCTGGCACCAGGAACCCGCCGTCGGACGCCACGTCGGTGGAGAACGCGTTCTGGACCGCCTTGACCTTGTCCAGGCGCGCGCGCAGGTCAGCGCCGTCACGGTACTGCCGGCCCGCGCCGTCCTGGGCGAGCGCGCGCATGAAGTCGCCGATGGTCTCGAACGAGCCGTTGAGCTGGGCGCCGAGGGACGTCTTGCTGTACAGCGACTGCCGGGCGGCCACCGACCCGGGGACCGGGCCGCGGCCAATCTGGGGGCGGCCGTTGGCCACGCTGACCGGGGGCGCCTGCACGCTGCTGCCGTTCTCCCGCAGCCACTCGCCGAGGACGGCCTGCATCTGCTCGCGCTGCTGCGCGGCCAGCTCCGCGTCCCTGGCGTTGCGGATCTCCGCGTGCGCGGTGAGGAACTTCTTCGCCGTGCCGTTGTTCACCGCCGCCGGGGAGAAGACCGCCGCCGCCCGCACCGGGTCGGCCAGGAACTCGTTCAGCTCCTCGGCGGTGGTCGGGATCGTGATGGTGTCAGTGTCCACGCGTTTCATGCCTCCTGAAGGGCCGCCAGTGCCGCCGGGTCGATGTGATCGCTGGGATTGCCGCCGTCGCCCGGGGCGGGCTCGAGCTGGGGTGCCTGCGCCGCGCGGCTGAACACCGACAGGTCCCATGAGTTGTCCACGGCCGCGCCTTGCACCTCATCGGCCAGGCCCGCGTCCACCGCCTGCTGCCCGACGTACCAGGTCTCGGCGCGCATCGCCGTGCGCCAGTCGGCCGCTGGCTTGCCGGAGCGGTCCGCGTAGATGCCCGCGATGTTGTCGGACTGGACGTCGAGCAGGTCAGCCATCTGCCGCATGTCGGACGCGTTGCCGATCGCCAGCCCGAACGCGTCGTGGATCATCATCGACGCGGTCTTCGCGATGACCAGCTGCCCGGGGCTGGCCGCCATCGCGATGAACGAGGCCGCCGATGCCGCCAGCCCGTCAACGTGCACGGTCACGGTGCCCTTGTGCTGCGCCAGCGCGTTGTAGATCGCGATGCCGTCGAACACGTCGCCGCCGGGGCAGTTCACGTGCACGTCAAGGTCACCGGTCACCCCGGCCATGTCCCGGACGAAGTCGGCGGCGGTGATCCCGAACCAGCCGATCTCATCGAAGAGGTCGATCCGCGCCGGGGCCGTCGCTGTCGCGTTCGTGATGCGGTACCAGTCGTTGCGGCCCTGCCGCAGGTTCACGATGTCCCGCGTGGTGCGGAACGGGCGTCCGGTCATCAGCGCCTCCCCGCTAGCTCGCCTAGGATCAGGGCATGGAACGAGGCCGCATGACCGAATTCGGTGACATCAAGGCGGGCGCGCCGATGAAGCGCATTGAAATCCCGGACGCGCTGCTCCCCGCCAGCCCTGACCCCTATTGGCCCGAAGACGGGACGATGGGCAAGCTCACGGCCGAGATCGTCGCAGCCGCCGAGCTGGAGATGCGAAGTCGCCTTGACGATGCCCTCGCGCGGATCAACGCCCAGTTCGCCGAGGTCTACCCAGACCTCGCCGCACGGGGCTTCTGTCTTGACTGGGCCGACATGCCGCTGCTGGACGGCCATTAGCGCCTCCCCGCTAGCTGCTTCAGCGCCCGCATCGTGCGCGGGTCAAGCTCCGGGACGGGCAGGTGCCCGTTGCCGAGCATTCGCCGGAGACGGGCTTCCGTGTCCCCCGCAGACGCGCCGTCGCCACCACTGGCCGACGCGGCCGCGGGGGCAGCCGCCGCGGGGGCAGCGGCCTGCTTCAGCTCGGTGAACGACATCTCCGGCAGCCCGACTATCTCCAGCACCTCCGACGGGTCCCACCCGCAGCCGACCATCGCGACCGCCGCGGTGGTCTTCGCGGTCAGCTCCGCCTGATCCAGTTCGCGGTTAGCCGGGACGGGGTTGACGTAGTCGAATTCGACGCCCACACCGGTGCTGCCGTACATCGGCAGCAGACGGTTATTCAGCACGTCCTTTTTCCGGTCCAATCGCGGAACAGTTCCCCATGCCGCGAAAACTTCCTGCCCCGTCTGCGCATTCGCCCGGTTCACGTCGTCGCTGACGCCGAGCATCACCTTCGGCGCGCGGAATGCCTCACGGACCACGTCACGCGCCAGTCCGCGCAGGTTCACGAAGTCCATGTCGCGGACCGTCGACTGGTTCGGCACCCACTTCGCGCCGTTCTCCAGCATCGCGACCTTGTGCGCCGCCGAAATACCCTGATGGGTTTCCGCCCAGCGCATCTGGAACTCATCGAACTCATCGTCATCGAGGGAGGACGGCACCTCGACCACGCCGCGCGGCTCCGCGGAGTTCAGGAAGAACTGCCGGTTCCACGCCCCCGCGAACCGGGCCGCGTCGATGTCCATCAGCACCGACTGCACCGGCCCGAGGCCGCGCATCGGGTCAACCGGATTCGGGTACTTCCCGCCGATCACCTCATCGACCCCGAGCGGCACCTTCTCCCGGCCATCCGGGGAGGTGTACACCCATCCGGCGAGGAACTTCTCCGGATGCGGGACCGGGGTCATCCGCGCCGGGGACACCGGCCACGCGCCGAGCGGGAACGTCGCCCGCGGATCCCGCGACAGCACCCAGTACCACTCGCCCGCCAGGTCAAGGAACTGCTGGTCCTGCTCGAACAGCGTGAACCGGGTGAAGAACGGGTTCGGATTGGCGATCAGGTCCAGGGCGGCGTGCTGCACCACCTCAGTCCGCTGGTCGGACCCCGTGTCGGTGTGCGGGGCGTAGCGGCGGCGGGCGTCGGCCGGCTGCTTGCGGTACAGCTTCCACTCCGGGCGGGCCGTCGACTCCGCGTACAAGCTCACGATCGAGTGGACGGTGCCCATGAAGAACGGCGCCCGCAGCAGCGCATCGATATCCGTGGCCCCGGCGGTCAGCAGCGACCCGCCGCCGGAATACCTCCTGGCCACCGGGACCGGCGCCGTCGCCGAGGCGTTGCGGAGCTTGCGCAGGCCGCTTTTCATACGTCGTCCGCTAGCTGGTGAAGGCCAAGCATCTTGGCCATCCGGCGTTCCGCGACCCGCATCATCAGGTCCGGGTCATCGTTGAACATCCCGACGCCCTTGTTACACCGGGCACACGCCAGCCCCAGCACGCACTTCCCGCACATCGGGACGCGATCGGCAGCCTTCCGGGCAAGCTTCGGGCAGCAGGCGTGATCATGGTCAACGTGGAAGCTGCCCCGGATGTCCAGGCTGATCGGGGTGCCGCACAGGTAGCAGCCGCCGTCCTGGTCGTTTAGAAGCGCCTCGATGTGCTCCAGGTCTACGCCGTAGACGGTGATGTAGTAGTTACTGCGCCACCGCCGGGCGTTCTCATCATCGGAGCGCTTCCCCCACGGGTGCCGCTTGCACATGCATCCCAGCGGGTGCGGAACCTTGGTGTGCAAGGCACACTCACATCCGCTCGGGTGCGGACCCCTGGAGTGCTTGGAGCACTCGCAGTCAGGCAGGCAGGGCAGGCGGCCGGGCATCAGGACTCATCTGCTAGCTGGTGCTCCAGCACGATCAGCAGCACCGCCGTGGACGCCAGGCCGACGAGCGTGTCCCACAGGGTCGCCGCGGTGGCCAGCAGCCCGTATGCGGTGACCGTCAGCGGGATCTGCGCCGCGCTCGCCAGCACCGGCTTAGCGGGCCGGGCCAGTGCGGCGGCGACGGCACGGGCGCGCTTGAGCAACGGCGCTGCCACCGCGCGGCGGGCGCGGGGAAAGACCGTCGTGCTGGCCACGGGACCTCGCTAAAGTCTCACCGTCAGGTTGAAGGTTAGACTTGGCCCTGATCGTAGCCCCTGGAGGCGCGCATGGCACCATCGCGTCCGGGCTGATGGCCGCGCGGAAGCTGATCGGGAAGACGCAGCCGCGCCTGTGGACGCCCCCGCTGCGGCCCCTGAGCAAGGCCACCTCCTATGGCTACGCCATCGCCGAGTTCGCCGACGCCATCGGCGAGCCCTTCCTGCCCTGGCAACGCTGGCTCGCCATCCACGCCATGGAGCTCACCCCCGACGGCTTCTTCCGGTTCCGCGTCATCGTGGTCCTGGTCGCCCGGCAGAACGGCAAGTCCAGCGTCAAGCGGGTGATCTCGCTATGGCGGCTGCACGTCGACGGCGCCCGCCTCGTCCTCGGCGTCGCCCAGGACGTCTCCCTTGCCCGCGAGCAGTGGCAGATGTGCCTCGACACCATCCATGAATCCCCCGACCTGTCCCCCGACCTCGCCCAGGAACGACGCGTCAACGGCGACGAATGGCTCAAGCTCCGCGACGACCTCGACGCCCGCGGCATCGACCCCGGTGAACGCGACATCGAATACGAGGACGACGAGGGCGACGAGAGCCACACCCTCAAGGGCGGCGGCCGGTACAAGATCGCCGCCGCCAACCGCAAAGCCGGCCGCGGCCTGTCCGTCGACGAGCTCAACATCGACGAGCTCCGCGAACAGCGCAACTGGGCCGCATGGTCCGCCCTTTCCAAGACCACCATGGCCAGGCCCGACGCGCAGATCTGGTGCATGTCGAACGCGGGCGACGACGAATCAGTGGTACTGAACCAGCTTCGCGACGCCGCCCTGTCCGCCCGCGACCCCTCCATCGGCCTGTTCGAATGGTCCGGCCCCGACGGCTGCGAGCTCGACGACTGGGACGCCATCCGCCAGGCGAACCCCGGCCTCGGCCACGTCATCTCAGCCGCCGCCATCCGCACCGCCATCGCCACCGACCCCGCCAGCGTCCTGCGAACCGAGGTCCTGTGCCAGAAGGTGGACCAGCTCGACGGCGCCATCGACTTCACCGCGTGGAAAGACTGCGCCGACCCCGCCGGCACCATGGCCGCCCACCGCACGAACCTCGCCGCCTGCCTCGACGCCGCCCCCGACGGCCAGCACTACACGCTGTCCGTCGCCGCGAAACTCGACGACGGCCGCCCCCGCGTCGAAGTCGCCGCCATCTGGACATCAACCGCCGAAGTACGCCGCGACCTGCCCGGCGAACTCGCGAAGATCAAGCCGAAGGCCTTCGGCTGGTACTCCGACGGGCCAGCCGCAGAACTCGGCAGCATCATCCGCCCGCTCGCCGTCAAGATCAACGCCCGCCCCGGCGACCGCAGCCCCGCCGAGGTACCCGAAGACGGCCGCATCACCGGCGCACGCGTCTGCGAGGCCTGCATGGAGCTCGCCGGGCTCGTCCGCGCCCGCGGCATCGTCCAGGCCGGCCAGGAACTCGCCGACACCCACGTCCGCGGGGCATCCAAGCTGTACACCGGTGACGGCTGGCGGTTCACCCGCAAGGGCGGCGGCCACTGCGACGCCGCCTACTCGATCGCCGGGGCCGTGCAGATCCTGCTCGCCATGCCCGTCCGCAAGGCAGCCAGCATCCGCGTCATAAAGTCCGCCTGAGCGGATGGCTGTCGGGTGTGCGGCCCCGTTGCCATCGGACCGCGCGCCTGCCTAAACCTTCCAGGTCCGCAGATGGCTAGCCGCCTGGAGGTGTGCCCTGGCTCACCCGGTGGCGCGAGCGGGATTCGAACCCGCGACCTTTGGGTTATGAGCCCAACGAGCTTCCGAGCTGCTCCACCGCGCTGCGGCCAGCCTAGCCCTCCGCGCTCCACTCCTGCGCATTCTCAGCCGGGAATTCGGCCAGCGGGTAACGCCACCAGTTGCCGTCCGCGTCTTGCAGCGCGATCACGCCCGGCGGCAGCGACGGGTCAAGCGCGCGGCCCCACGCTTCCTCGTCAAAAAACCAGGCGTCCATCAGCCCATCCGCTTGCGCTTCGCCGGGTGCCGGGCGTGAGCCGCCCGCAACTGCGACACCGGGGACGGCCTGGCAGCCCGCTCCGCCGACCGCCGCTTCGCCGACCGGGCCTCAAGCTCCTGCAGCACCCGCAGCAGCTGCGGGGCTGTCTGCCCGATCATCGCCGCCAGCTGCTCGCTGCCCATGCCGTCGATCGCGCTCGCCATCTTCCGCGCCAGCGCCACCACCGCCGCGTCCGAGGCGGGCGGGGCGAGCGCCGCGATCGTCGCGCCGACCGCCGCCGCCATCGTCTGCGGCTCATCGGGCGCGTCGGGAACCAGCTCCATGACCACCGAGGGTAGCCCCTCCCCCCCTCCCGCCCCGCCCAGCGCGCGACCACCCCCCGGGAGGGTCTCAGGACGGGGGGTTTCAG